ACAGTTCTCCCATCAAGCAGTTCCTTCCATACGCATTCCACGATGTCCTCGTCAAAGCATACACCCGTGAATCCGCACACACCGGGGAATTCCATGTCCTTGAAATGTTTGGGACGCGCATAGCCATTGTCGATCAGAACCCGCAGAAACCATGCCAGAGCGCGATTGCCTTCCAAGTCTTTAACGTAATAATTAGCAACTTTCACCTTCCAATTTTGGCAATAGCTACCAAAGGAATAGTCAACCAATCGCAGATTGCAAGCTTCACAGACTGCTTTCAGGGAATCCAGCATCTCTTGGGAAGTGAATTCCAAAAGACATTCATCGTTCTCCGCATCCCTGATCTTGTTGGTGATTACCCGTGCTTGCGCTTCGGGAGATAACTCCTTGTAGGAGTAGAGTTGTGTGGTGATTGTTGTCATGGTTTGATTGTGGTTTAGTTTTTAAAAGCGAATGCTTCAGGATACGAGTTCCATGCGGGATTCTTTTTCCGTAGGATTTCCAATTCTTCCAATGTCGGCTTGTTGTCCTGCTTTGCAATCCAATCAATGGCATGGTATCGTTCAGCGATTTTCCGTTGGGATTGGTAGAACATTTGTTGTTGCGTCTGCATGTTCAAATATTAATCTAGTTTTTATTCCTCCAACCCCAAAGCTTTCAACATGTCTTTTTTTGTTTTCAGTTTATTTGCGTATGATATATCAACATCACATCTAGTAGCTGTCATATCCTCCCAAACCTGAATTCCCCTTGAACGATTCGTCTTACCTTTGGTAATGAAAATACAATCGTGACAATGGGATACCCTATAATTGTTTTGCTCCGCAATTTCAATCACTGCTAGTATCTTTTTAGAGATATTTTTCATATCCAAATCTTAATCTAGTTTTTAAAAGTGGTCGGGCGTAATGCTATTCCCGTTCCTTCCGTCTCAGCATTTTTCCCGTCCGAGCGGGATTAATCGGAAGCTGTTTTTGACACTCAAGCCTCTACCAGAGCATGGGAAAATTCTTTCTCCGTGATATCAGCATCCCCATACTTTTCCATCCATTCCATGGCTTCTGATTCGCTTAGGGCGATGATATCAGAAGAACCTCCCCGCCCGTTGTTTCCAACTGGACATGAATATTTGCTCATGGCATTACCAGAACCATATAGAAAGTAATTCCCCTTCTTGGTTTTGTAAAGCGATTCAGTGTAATGATTGAAATCCGTTGAATAATAATTATTGGAATAATAATCAATTTCAGTTGCGGTTTCCGTGTTATAGACTTTTCCTTCGATTACTTTTTTCATATGTTTCTTTCTCGTTACGACCAAATCTTAATCTAGTTTTTAAAAGGTTGGGGCGGGAGGACTTGAACCTCCATCGCTGACTCGTCTGGCAGACAGTGGATATCATGTCTGTTGCGACCACATGCCGACATACCATTAGTCGCACACCCCAAATCTATCATCCAGCAGTAAGAACCAGATCACCCCGCTTGATAAGCTTCTCACGCTCCACGGGATTGACAAGAGCAGATACAAAGCTTCTCTTGTTCTCCATACCCAAGCCGAATTCAGCGGAGTATGCCTTACGTCCAAGGTCTTTGTTCGATCCACCAGTGCCATTGCCCCTAGTCCAGAATTCCGTCGCACCTTGGGCAAGGTAGAACATGTTCCCGCCGCGATTACCTGCACCATTCCATGCCAGAGAGACGATTTCCGTCATCTGATTCAGAGAACGGGTGGAAAGCTTCTCATCGCTCTTGGTCTTGTCTTCATGTTGTCAGTGTAGTCTAGTTTTTAAAGAGCATGTTAGTAAGCCCATTTAGCATCCCCAAGGATTTCTGTTGAGTCTTGCCACCAGTCATCCCATTGTTCGTTTGTAGCGACATTCCAATCAGGTATGCGCTCCACTGCACCTTTCGGAGTAAGACTGATTGGCAACCATTTCAAACGGTTGTTTGGATAGATTGCAATTTGTCCATTTGACAACTTCACAACATTCCCCTCCTTGTGTTCTTCAAGAAGTTCCACATCGCCAATGTCAATCATCCCAGCAGCTTGTCCTTCTGGAAGGAAATCAATGGTGAACCAGTAATGTCCAGTCATGGGGGCGCAACCTTTCCCCATATTCACCAACATAGGGACATCTGCAAGCTGACTTTTCTGCCAAACCTCGATACTACCCGTTAAACACTCCCACATTTGCACTTTATGAAGCGGAAGATTAACTTGTTCACCATTCGGCTCATAGTGATAGACACATTGAGGGGGAATCTTGTCGAAACAAGCAGCAAATCGATCTACCCAAACTTGAAAGCAGAACGGACGATTCCGCATTGCTCTGACACTGAGTAACCACGCAGGTTCAAAATCAGTCTCATTACCACCGAATGCATCGGCGCGAATATAGACTCTGGCTTTAGGTATATTAACGTTTCTCATAATTTTATCCTTCGATGCAATGCTCATCAAATTTCGCAATCGCCTCATCCAGATTGATGGGAAGGAAAGATGGCTTGCTGCCGTTCTTCATATCCGCAATGGGATTTGCCCATTGATCCGATTCTCTTCCCAAATACCAGTAAGCTTTCTTGTTCCTTGCGATGACCCTACCAGAGAATAGATTACCAGTAGGAATCCCATCCGTCTCCACAACGAATCGGGTGTTCTTTTCCTTGTCAATGTCCAGAGGAATGAACATGTAGTATTGTTTGGTCATGGCGTTATTGTGTTCTAGTTTTTATCCAGCAAATCCAGCACCCATTGAAGGCGGAATTGTGCGGGGAAACGATCAGAAATATATTGAAGATTGATAAGGATTGATTCTTCCGATTCATATCCATAGGTATCCACTCCCTTTCTATTATCTAAAGGCATCCACCCCCTCATTTGATCATACCAATTCAGATAGCGAAGTTCAGCAGCAATCTCTCCCCTGTGTGGTTTCAGGATTTCAATAGCTTTGGGGAGTGTCATGTCCTTCAAACCATAAAAATTTGAAAATACCCGTCTAAGAATTTCATAGCGATGCTCTCGCTTCCTTTGGATTCTGTTGATTGTTGTTCTCTTCATGGCTCAAGTATCGTCTAGTTTTTAACCCCTTTGGGTAATCTTACCATCCGCATCCCAAGCTTCCACTCTCCGATAGCTAAGACTTGCCTCAATAGCATCCATCGTTTGTTCCACATAATGGGAAAGCTTGCAGGTTTCCAGATAGTTCCATCTTTTGGTGAGTTCTTCATCTGTCCACTCCTCAAATTTATCTACGAAATCTTCCATGGGTTGATTATAATTTAGTTTTTATCCAAACTTCGCGCCACATAATCCTCAATCCCATCGCTTGGATCGTCCACGCATACCAGAGAATTGTTCAGCATTGCCTTGATCTGATTCATGTTCAGGGCTTGCATATCATCCTCTACTCCCAACCACCCTTCAACATATTCTCGAACTTGTTTGATTGTAAATGTTTTATTCGGCATGAGAACAGTGTGTGCTATTTTTTAATTCACATATCGTAATAGATAGTGTCGTTCGCATCACCAAACAACCTCTCCATCAAACGGTTCTTCCATAGCCTGTCCGTTTCGTTTCCAACCTCTCTCACTACGTTTCCAATGATATCCCTAAACGATGGATACTCTTCGTAATGCCCGATATAATCAGAATAACAACCATCCCAATAGATATCAATTTTCAATCCTTTTTTAAGTTGTCTTTCCTTAACCGTGAAACCAAGTTCTTCCAATTGTTCTTTTGTCAATGCTTTCATATTATTTTGATTGAGGAATCATCATATTGTGAGATACTTCTTTAATATCGCCATCGTGTTCAACATAAAGAGTTGAAGCATCGGGATTACAATCCTGCATAAATAGACATGCTTCGGTTATTTCAACAACTCCTAGATTCCTATGTGTTGCTTTACCCAACTTAAAATCATTATCAAATTTAATTTCTTTCATATTATTTTTCGTGATATCCACTTGGGGAATGAATGCAACCATGACCGGATGCCGTATTTCCACACCACCTACACTTGTTCTTGCCACTACCATGCTTGTGCTTCTTCACGGGACTAAGTGTGCATCCTGCACCATAGCCTGTCTGTCCACAAAATTCACATTTCCTTTCATCATCAAAGTGTTCATGCTTTCCATAAGGGGAAGCGGGACATCCTAGACCATATGATGAGGACTGACAGTATCTACATTGGGACATGGTATTATTTAATCTCAAGAATTCTCTTGGCATTCAGTCCCCCGACCTTGTTCGTTGGGTGATCCTTGCGTGTTGGAAATCTATCATGGACTTCATAGAATGATATAAACGCCGCAATATCCTTATCATTGATATTTCTGCAAGTATCTAACATATGTTGTTCTCCGCTTGGTAGAATTACATTATGATAATACCAGAAATCATCATCATCTTCATCACGTTCAATTAAGATGGTGTATTCTCCGATTTTGTAAATATCAGTCATCATATTAATAATATTTTGAGATTAAAGGATGTTGTGTGACATTGACATTGAACTTGATTCGCTTATGCCATCCCCGAATGCGATCACCTTTGATGTTATGGAAATGCGACACCCTACCGTTCGTGGAGTCGATCACGTTGGAGAAGATGTTGGATGCACTCTTCATACTGGATTGGTAATCCTTGCCTAAAGATAGGTGATAATACATTTTCCAAATGATGGACTTAATCAGACTGATTGTTGGTTTCATACTTCGATTATACGCTAGTTTTTATGGAACTTGTAGTAGAGTCCTGCTTGGGTTGCGATCATCAGGAGAAATGCCGTGACGATCATCCAAGTCTCTACCACAAATTCATCGTCCTGATATTGCTCCCAATTATGAGGCTTGTAATTTTTCAGAATTTCCGATTTTATCAAAGGTATGATATTAATATCAATTGGATTATCCAACAAGATCGTCTGAAGATTCATCTTAACCAGTTCCTTATCAGTCCATCCAAACACATAAGACCAACCATCACCATAGCATAGAACCAGATCATTCTTCCTACCGTTCTTCCAATGTTGTTGGAATTTCTTGGCAGTATCAATGCTACCCAATTTGACCATGAGAACATTCACCCCCCTTTGATCATATAGATAGGTATTCATCTTATCCCAATCCCAATGGCTTAGGGGAACACCCCCCAACAATCGGGATGACTTGAATTTATCATGGTTCGGATAATCAAATAGTCCGTATTGTTGGATTTCATTGTCTGATAGCTTTTCATATCCACGCAATCCCTTTTGGGTTAGGATTGGATTTAACCACATGGCAGTTCCATTGACCGGATAATCACAAAATTCGGGATCATCAGATACCGTGGAATGATAATCATATCTATCTCCTGAATCATAATCGGGACGATACCCCAACTCTTTACGAATTCCATGTTGTCTCCCAATGTAATTAAAATATCCTTCCGTGATTTGCATACTACCGATTGTCGTATCTGCAACCCATGTGGGGGAATGTGTTTTTCTTCTTGTAACCAGTCTTGTATGTGTATGGGATTTACCCTTGGAATCGGTTGTGGTGTATGTCTCCGTCTCCGTCCATTCAGCCTTCCATTTAGGAGTGTGGACAACCGACATAATCCTACCGGATTCGGTATAAGTATCATGACTCAGGCTACATTGTGATATGCCAAAAACAGAGATGATCACAACCAGTGCCGCTCCCACGCTTGTTGCCGATTCCCACAATTCAATTGTGTGGAACTTTTGCCATGAGACAACCCCCGCGATCACGGGGATTATCATCAACAGGAATATCCAGTATCCGCTCATCACTCAACCCAATTGGAATTATCCTCACCAGTGGCAAAATTACCTTCGGTTTCCTTGGAAGTTACGATGATAATTTCAATTTCCTTTTTACCAAACCATTTCAGAATGGTTCCAGATGGTACGGTTCCAATCATATTATCCGCTTGTCGTTTGATATCAACCAATCGTGTTTGTGCCATTTGCCAATCCTTTCGTCCTGCAACCACGATGTTCTGGAGATTCTTCAGCGTTTCAATACCTTGGATACTTGGGACTGCTTCCGTCACCATACCTACAGTGACAAGTTGACCATCCCCGGCAGTATTACCCCCTCTTGCATCGGCATAACCCGTGATGATATTGGTAAGGGCTTCCACTTCCTTGTCCGATACGTTGGCAGCTTCCCGAATGGATTTTCGAGTGTTATCAAGGATATTCTTATTATCCGTTTGTGCTGCTTTTGCAAGATTCTCAAATCTTGTGTAAGAGTTGAAGCTTCCCAGAACGGAAACCAAAAGGATTACTCCAAGGAGGATGACACCTCCAAGAACCGACAGTGTTGTAATTAGCGTTTTGCTCATTGTGTTATTGTGTTCTAGTTTTTAAGAATGTAGTAAGGAAAGCGCATAATTGATTCCGGCATGGTTATGGACACTTATTGGGGGTCATAAGTTACTGTTCTCCGGAAATGATTCCCCACGTCAGGGACTTTTCAGCTTCGACCATGATCGGGCCGATCCACGTCCGGCGCGTCCGAGTCCATCCGTGATGGTAGTAGCTAACATCCGTGTGGTAGAAGTCCCGCCCGCTGGATGAGAAGCCGCAGCGTCCCCACCATTTGCCCAGCCACCATATTTTCAGGCACCAGCGGTGTTTCTTTTCCGCCGTGAGGCAGAGTCCGTTCCATTTTGTGATTCGTATCGTCATATCGTGATTTGTAGGTTGGTTGGTAATTCGGAAGAGCGAGAACAAGCCACGGCACACGACCGAGACTAGCTCTCCAGTTTCATTTCAAAGGCTTCTCATTGGCTCCCGGCGCGTGCGTTGTGACGTTAGCGAAGAAATACTCAGCGTCCTTGCCCAGCTGCTCGATGGCGTCCTCGGCGTTGTCGTCGCAGTGTCCCATGTCCTCCTCTTTTTCGTTTCCAGACGGATCGAGCGGGTAGGTGCTGAACACCCATTTTCCGGGCATTCCGTCAGTCCACCCTCCTCGAACGTATTTCCCGCCGGGGCGGATTCCAAGACCTAGACGTTTGGCTTCTTTCTGTATTCGAGCATTCATGGTCGGCGTGCCTCCACTTGATCGTTCGCCGTATGCTTCGTGTGAGCCGAGTAGATCAGCAGCGCCACGGGAGCGATGCCGAAATGCCACTCGCTGACATTCCCGCAGAGTCGGCACTTGTAGGTTCCAAGTCCGTCGCCATTGCTCGCCAGCCAGTAGGCTTGATCGTTGAGCATGTCGTGGCACTTCGGGCAGTAGGTCACGCATCCACAGTTCTGGATGATGTCGCGCTCTCTGCGTGTCCACCGCCAACGGCGAACCAGACGCTGGACCCAACTGCATGGGCCTTCCTGTTCTTCTCTGAGTTTTCTGTGATTCGGCATATTATTTCTCCGGTTGAGTCTTCCCCCGCCCATGCAGCGGGTCAGCTTGGTCGTTCGTCGGAAGAAAGGTCATCAGCCGCTTGCAGTTTTCGGCGTCCCGGAATCGGTCGTAGATCGCCCACCATTCGGGGTCGGTTTTACCCACGATCAGTGAGAGTTCGTTGCGGCGGTCGAGTAGTTCGTGATGCCAGATATCGCTTGGATCGTAGCCGAGATTCCACGCGACGTTTTTCTCTATCTGGATTTCCATGCGTTTGAGTTGCATCCGACGTTTCAAAATCAAAGACGACGAACAAGGCGTGAGAGAGCAACGGGCGGGGTGTTTTGATTTCGTAGTTTTCATGTAGTTATTGAGTCGGGGGCTTCGGCGGTGCGGCGTTGTCCGCCCGTGCCTCCACATTGGCGTTATGCAGAATGCCAGTCCCCCACTTGGTAGAGCTTCCATTTGCCGTCAGGTCACGCATTTTCGCGGTGGTTAGTGTTTTATTTATTAAAAAGGTGGAGCAAGTGGGTCTTACCCCCACTCTAGGCTGATCATGCCCACAATCTACTCAACATATCTGGCTTTCACCACGACTGGCTACTCGATGCGTCAGGAGGAAGGGTTTCGTCTTTCCTTCTTTCTTGCCTGATAAACTAATCCAGAGATACTTCAAGCGACTCTGCTGTGTGTCTAAGATTTTCCACACCGTTGCTCCATTGGAAAATTGTTAGTCAACGATACCTTCGTTGATTTCGTAGATATTGGAAGGCTTGCCACGGGTTCCGCTAGGTTTCTTCACCTTGCCTACCACGCTTGCCTTGCCCATCTTGATTAGGGTTTGAAGAAATCCGTTCACATACACGGTATCTACTCCCAGCTTCTCACTCAGTTCCTTTACTGTTGTTTTCATAATGTTATTGTATTCTAGTTTTTGTTTGATTTTCAGATAGAAATTTGTTGCTCCAATGTTTCGGAAGAATGCTCTATCTCCTTCGATTGATTCCGGTTCTTGGGTTGTCCAAATGAAAAGGTCTTCCTGATCATCGTCTTCCGGTGCTTGCTCAAATACGATCTTATATTGGTCTTCCCCAATGTCAACGATTTTTGCGTCCTCCCCAATGGAATCTTTCCAATAGGAGATTTCCAGAGGTTTGTTAAGCAGGGCTTGGGGATTGAATTGGGGGTGCATTACTTTAATTTTTGTTGAAAATGCTCAACCAATACCATTCGTGGTGCAACCTTAATTTTAACCATATCAACAACACTCATAATAGTAATTGGTATGAATGCACCTGCAATCACCAACGCCAAAGAGGTAGATATAGAAATTGCTGCTCCTTTGTTGCAATAACCATATTCAAAATTCCAAGCTTTAATACACGGTTTGATTAGAAACAGAGAACCAATAATCCAAATGATGCCGATGATTACCGTTATCATATTACCATAGAATGTCCAATTGAGAACTTCCTGACAGTAGAGAGGAGATTGTTCGCCAGTGAAGTCAACCAAAGATTGACCCGTCGATTGTAGCCATTGAAGGGCTTCGTTTATTTGTTGTTCGTTATTCATATTGATATTGTATTCTAGTTTTTAAACAATCACATCAACCAATTCCTGATTGAATTCTTCCCCCAAAGTTAGGATATGTCCCTCAAAAATGAATCGGGCATAATCACCATATTCTTTCATAAGGTCTTCAATGGAATTAGCTTCCACCCAAGTCTTCTTTGTGATACAATGATGATGTGATCCTGATTGCCAGCGGTCTTCCCAAATTACTGTGTATTTCATGTCTTTATTGTATTCTAGTTTTTAAATTCTACGCTTGTGATGTAATCGACATGTTCCTTATTCTCACACTTCACCACGATCATGGGATTTCCCTCATGTCTGATATTCTCCCCCACTTGAACACCCCACCCATATTTGTGATGAATGGTATTCATATCGGAAACGAAAAACCCAATCAGATCATTTGGATCAAGATTCGGGAGTTCCCATTCAAAGCTATGTATATTAAAGAATACATCTTTTCCAAATTCCTCAAGCCACACATAAGAACTGGATGAATTGAGTTCCGTCTTGAGAACAGTATATTCCTTTCCAATCTTCAGCTTTTTAGTATCTTCCACCACTGATAGAAACCACGAATTGGTTTTGTTAGTAATGGCTTCGATCTTCTGACCATCCTTTGGAAGGCCATGGAGAATCTTGCGGTTGTCAAACATGCTACCCATCAGTCCTTGCCTTGTTGTGATATCCTACCATAGACCTTTCGCGCTCGCTTGTTGGATGCTTTCGCGTTCCATGCAGTATCGCAAACGTCTCCCTTGAAGATTTTGTTGCCATTGGTTTGCTCATCCAGTGTGCTGCACCATCCTCTTGCCCGACTTGCCCTTGTTTTTTTATTAGCCATGTTATTTGTTTTTTTCGTTATATGCTTTTGTTGCTCCTTGTTTGTAGAATGGAAAGTGTTCCACAATCATTGTAAATTGTTCACCACCCCAACCACAGTCATATATGGACTTCATCCACTTTTCCTGACAAAATGCTTCGGGATGTTCCCCTTGTTGGTTATCATAATAACCTTCTTCAAACCATAATTTTTGATACTTTGTCATGTTATATCTTAATTGTTGTAATGTAGTGCCATTGATTCTTGAAGAATGCGAATAAGTCCCAGAACTTGTCATTGCTTAGAACAACCTTGTGATCCGTTCCCTCTTCGTAAGCGATCTTACGACATGGAATGAGATTTGCAAGTTCTTTCTGCTTGGTTTGTTGGAATTGTTCCAATGTCATATTATGATTTTGAGATTGAGAGAAAGGCAAGCACACCCCCCACCATACAAAGTGTGAGACGGATTGCCCCGATTGTTAAGTCATCCATACCAAATTCAATGAAAGTCTTTCGTGTTAAAAAGAACGAGGGGATAAACACGAACATGCCCAACAGGAAGAACATGGGAGTATTCCCAAATCCGCTATCCAATGCGAAAGGACGGGAGATAAAGAACGTGCCAACAAGTGCCAATAACATACCAAACAGGCTGAAGAATCCCAGAGGGATGGACATGCCGATAAAGAATAGGATACAGCCAATGATTATTTGTGGTAGCTTAAACATGTTGCTATTGTATTCTAGTTTTTAACCTTATCTTTAGCCATCTGTTTGAACGTATCCTTGATAACCTCATGGATCGTGGCAATATCCTCATCAGCCTCTTTGGTTGTGTAATTGGATTCCACCCCAAGTCTCCGTAATTCATTGAACACCATACTACTCGTTTGTGCGTCAATTTGATGATAGAGAACCCAATACAGACGCTCATCAGCACGAATGTTCTTCAATTTCTGCTTGATTTCATCCCAAGGTTTCCAGTTATATCTGACATCAGCAAGATGGAAATCCTCCACTTCCCCAAGGATTTGTTGGCAACGGTTTGGATCACCCGTTGACCATCCTTGCTCATCCCTTCCCAGAATATGATCCACCACGGATTCCATGACTTCCCCATCGGTGGCAAGCCATGATAGGACTTCTCTCTTCTGTTCCTTGGACATTCCATTGATGATGGTTTCCAAAGATACGCACAATTTTGTTCCGTTAATTTCAATGTCGGGCATGGGATCAGTGTATTCTAGTTTTTATTCGTTGATTCTTCTTGTGATGATCTGACAATTCTTGGGATTCGGCAGATCATTGAATTCCTCCACAGTGTTCCCATCAATGTTCTTTCATCCAGCATCGTTTGTTTCCTTTGTTACTCTCTTCAAATATTAAGGTTGCCTCAATTTGTCCCATTGGCCAACCAGAATCGTAGTATCCAACAGTTACAACGGCGAGTTCTTCCTTGATCACCGACCAAGTTTCTTTTCTGAAAATGTTAAAAAATTTCATATTCTTATCCCCAAGTGTTATGGACTTCTGCGATATGCTCCATACCATCGTATTCCGCAATAGTGTATTTCACACCATCAGGAATTTCCACGATCTTCAGTTCCGCACAATCACCGTTGGCAGCTTCCCCCAACTCTTCCACAGCTTGAATCATAGCAGGATCACTCCTATCGCTTAGTCTTTTATCAATGGAGATGGCATCCCATTTCTTGTTATCTGCTTGCCTCTCTTCAATCGTCATTTCACGCCACTCTTTTTCAGATTGGTAATCATTCGGATTGGGAACATGGAATGCAAACCAACACCATTCTTCAGCATCATCCTCAATGGGGATGTATTGATTGGTTTTAAAATCATTTTTGAAAAAATAACATTCCTTCCCTTGAAGTTCCGCCATTCTTCGCACCGCTTTTTTGGAAAGGCTAAACCCCCCAAAACATTTATTTATTACAACTCGCATTTTATTATTTTTTATTTTCAAATTCCCACAAATAACCACCACAATGACGGGTTTTGCCACTTAGATGATTTGACATACTAGAACTATTTAAATTCAGATCGACGCAAGCATCCTTGGTAGATTCCCATCTTCTAATAAAAGAATGTTCAATATCATACTGAATGATGGGTTTTTTATTTTTTTAGTCACCTGAACTCTGTAATAATCGTGTTCTTCCATAATATTATTTCGTTAAATGTTTGTGTAATTTCTGACATTCTTGTGCGATTTTCCAGACAGCGTTCACACCCCTGCCAAATTTCTGCATCTTACCCTCTCCAACAAGCTCCCGAAGGAGAATGCCAGCGGTTTGACCGGACACCTCAAGCTTATCACACACCCGATCCAGAGTCAAGTGAGGAGGTTCATCCATATTGAGAATTTCTTCCTTGCGAATCTCCGCAGTGGGAGTCTTATTCTTCTTAGGCTTTTCAGCTTCCACAGGAGCAACATAAGCACCCTTGAAGTCAAATCCCTTGGAAGTCATCATTGCCATGTGAATCTTGGTTTCCCCGAAGCGATTCTTATATACATGGAAGAGACGCATGGAATCATCCTCCTTATCCACCGTGACTTTCATGTTCACATCCACGGCATGGATGATATCGGTTCCTCCCTTGGGAAGACCTTGGGTTGTGATATGGAGAACGAACACCAGAACGCATCCGGTTTCCTTGGCAGTTGATAGAAGCAAATCTTGTGCGTATTGGTAGAATTCCCTCTTCTTCATTTTAGAATTGGAAGAACGAAGGGCTTGAAAGCTATCCACCACCATGAAATCGTAATCAGACATGGCTTCCGCAATATCCTCCACGTTGCTGATATGGGCAACATCAACATCCGTAACACCCAAACGCTTGCAAGCATAGGCGATTTGAAGATGGGATTCCTCGCCAGAAGCAATGGCAGCACGTTTACCTTGGGTGGTAAGCATTTGAGCTATTTGACACAGTGCGGTAGATTTTCCAGAACCTCCAACGCCACAGATGGAGATTGCACTACCAGACATAAAGCCGGAAAGATGTTCAGTGCCAAACATCATGTCAATTTCGGAACATCCCGTAGTCATCCTATTGAAGTAGGAATCGGGAATCTCGATTGAGGAGCATTTGGCGAATTTGGTTTCTAGCGTGTTAATCTGCATGGGGGTATTGTGTTCTAGTTTTTAAGAATCGGCAAGCAGCTTTTCAATTATCGGATGAAGTGCCTCTGCTCCCTCGTAAACAATGGTCGTTTTAAATACTCCCCTGAATGTTTCAAATATTCCATGACGCATTGCAGGTTCTTTCACTCTGGTATGTTCAAAAGTGTTGTTCAAATCAGCAATTGTTTTGGTTGCTAAAATCCAACAAACCATATCTAAGGGATGGAGAGGGATAAAATTCACTTTATATTCTCCAAATTGTGTTATAAAACCCTCAAAGTATTCACTTTCCTTGATATTATCACATTTGTCTTTAATATCCGCTATTAAATGGTTGGGAATACAAACATCCCAATCACTCCCTTCTCTTGGGAATCCCATGGCTCTACTTCCAGATAAAAATGCCGTATTTGGTAAATTGAATCTGTTTATAATTTCTTCAGGTATCTTGATCATAATTTCGTGAATGATTCCAATAATTCATTCCATTCAAAATCCTCCAGATCACCCTTAACAGACTTCATCAGGATTTTGATCAATTCCAACGTGAAACCCACATCCTTGTATGCAGCATCAATTTCCGTGATGAATTCCAGACACTCACCTCTGGTCAATTCTCTCTTGATTGTTATAGGCTCAATATTAACGTATGCTTGAATATTCATTTTTCTTGATATTCTGAGATAATCCCGACATTGATAATGTCGTTGATAACACTTTCCGCAAGCCTAATTGCCGAATCTTTTGTGAAACATTGGACACGATGCGTCATGCGCGATTTGTTATTGAAGATAATTACAGGGTAAAATCCAGTCTTTGTTTTGCGATAACTTGCTTTCATGGTATCGGTGTAGTCTAGTTTTTAAGAGAAATCATTCCGATTGTAGATCAATAAAGTCTTTTAATATTGCCGTCACTTCTTCAAGATTTGTAGCTTGATCGGCTCTTGTTTTAAGAGCTTCAATCTTGTTTGTTTTAATCCTAGCCTCAGTTCCATGAACTGGACAATTCGGGTCTTCTGCAATCCAAGGTCCACCAATTTTATAACAATCACACATAATTCAAAATATTGTGTCCCGATTTTCTATTCTCCAAATTGGTAATTTCGGCTTTCAATTTTTTGATCTCTACATCTTTATGATATTGGTTTCCGCTGGTATTCCCCTTGCCAAGATCAACCACTTTGATCAGTCCCTTATAACTCTTTGACATCAACAGTGGCCATTCGTCCACCCCCTCATCGTTTTTACATTTACATGCTTCACACATCAAATCCATTAGATTATCCCAAAGTTCTTTGGATGTGTTACCATCAAGTTCGATATAAAGTTCTTGCTTCATGTCCTGAGTGTGATCTAGTTTTTAATAAAGGTTCTCACTGTAGAGCGTTCCATCAGAAGATACTTTTCGTCTGATCTGACCTTCTTTTTCAGCTATTTTCCAAGCATCCTCACGATGGCGTATCGTCATTGCTTTGTCCTTGTAGTAATGCTTGTCGCCATATTTGCCGATGTTAATGTATACTGGAGTCATAATGTTCGTTTCGTGTTCGTTTCGTGTTCCTTACTTAGAGATCTTCAACTTGCTAACATCAATCCCAAACTTAGATGCAATCTCGTCCATCGTCAAGACGATTTCTGGAGCAGTTCGCTTGAGGAATTCTTGTTCATCGTGTTCCACTCCATTGACGTACCATTCTTTATGTCCATCGGCAAATTCAATAGCAGGACCGTCTTCACGATGGCGTTTTCCATCGACGTACCAAGATTTATCTCCACCGGCATGTTCAATTGCAGGACCGTCTTCACGATGGCGTTTTCCATTAGAGTACCAAACTTTATGTCCATCGGGGTATTCAACCGCAGGACCATCTTCACGATGGCGTTTTCCATTAGAGTACCAAACTTTATGTCCATCGGGGTATTCAACCGC